AGCCATGCCGCCAAAGCAGGAATACACACGAGTCGAGACATTCGCGAAGCAGACGTTTAAACCGCAAAGACCAGCAAAAGGAGGATGGCGCTGATGTGGGCAGTATATCACGGTCCATACAGGATAACGAAAGAGCCGATGACGGAGTACGACGCAAGGAATGCGAAGAACCATTGGGATCGGCTGTTCGCAAACGTGGAGGTCCGGGAGATTGTGGAACCGAAGATCGAGGAACCACCCAAGCCGAGGAAAAAGAAACGTAGTAGGATGTGCTTCGGATGATCGGGCGCCCGACAGCGATCAACGAGATTCAAGTTAGCGATCATGATAAAGATCAAATAAGAGAATTCCTACTCTTCCAGAAAGAGATATCTGAGGTGGTGAGCCAACTTGCGACTCGTAATACCGATAGAGCCAATGGGCACGGTGAGAATGACGGCCGGGATGGTCAAACGGATTCGGTATAAACTTTATGATCCAAATGACAAGAAGGTCCAGAGGGTCATACGATACCTGGATTACAAAACCGAACTTTCGCTTCACGCTAGAAATCATCACAAGGGCAATCCGATTACAGGGCCGGTCGAGTTGAACCTAACGTTCTACATGCCGATACCGGAATCATGGAATGAGAAGAAACGCCAGAGAATGGATGGCCAACTGCACACGAAACGACCCGATCGGGACAATCTCGAAAAAGGGGTGTGCGATGCATTGAACAAGATCGTATGGAAAGACGACGGTCAGGTCTGCATGGGAACCACGATAAAACGGTATAGCAGGGAACCGAGGATTGAAATTGAGGTGAAGGAGGTCAGCTAAATGTACGTCAGGATCATGTCCGTATCAAAGCCTTGGTTATGGTATCGGGGGATGGTCGGGAAAACATTTCGAGTTGAGCCAAGTTTATTCGGGTATCGGGTGGATGAATATGGACAAAGTTGGAATGAAGTCATACTAAAACGAGATTGTGTTGTTCTAACGAGCCACAATGGCCGTAAAGACGCTTCAATGCGCAAGGTAATGTAAATACATGTCCGCACTTTTTAACGTCTTAAAACGGATTATACGAGGTTGAAAGACTGATACTCTATCAAAGGGGGTGAAACCATGTTCAAATGGCTGAAACGATTGTCCGGTACGAGCGACCCACCGAAGACGTACAGCATCGACACGACGGTCCCAAGGAGTGATAAACAAGCCCCCGTAAAGGTAACATGGCCAAGGAATAAAAAGTCCGGAAACCCTTGATACATAAGGGATTCCAGCTATCAATTTAACCAAAAGCATGCTATAATTTAGGTATATGTTCGATTGTTCGGCAACAATAAAACTTTGGAGGTTAACCATGCAAACATTGAACGAGCGTCTTGAAGAACTGAAAGCAACACTCGCCGGACTGGAACAAGCGAGCCCGCGGAATCAAAGCCTGATCGATTCGACCACGCAGGAAATCGCACGGGTAACGGAACAAATCAACGAGTCGGAAGCTCGGGAGCAAAAGACGGAATCGTATATCGGTGAATACTCCGACATGCTGGTCGTTATGTTCGAAACGCTTTGGCCGGAGCAATATAAATCAATCGTCGGAATCGAAGCGTATGAAACCATGCGGCAAGATTACATGCGGATGCATACGGCGTACAATGCCGATCAATTGGCACGGATTAGTGCGGATCACGTAGCGGAAATCGGAAAATGGCGCGAGAAATGTGACGACATGAACGAATTATCCACGGGACTGCAAAACAAGGTTTCAGAGCAGGAAGAAGTGATTCAGGAGTACAAGGATAAAATATCAGACATTGAAGAGGAACGGGACAAAGCTTGCGAGTTCTCTGCAATGGCTAAATCGGACATTCGAAAATTGGAAGAACAACTCGAAAAAGCGAAAGCTGCTGAGTTGGAGAATGTGAGTCTCCGAAAACAGATCGTAGAGTTGGAAGAAAAGCTGGCGAAGTCCAAAGAACCAGTCAAAAACGAAGCGCTGGACAGCGTAATAAACGAAATCAAATCCCGCAAACAAGACGATCCGGACGCCGTGATGCAACGATTCCTGGCACGTCAAGTGAACGGACCAAAGGTTATGTCAATCGACCATGGTGCACACCCTGAATTGCCGGTGTTGCAGTTTCGTCCCGAAGTGGCTCCGACAGTGGTGGAACAAGGTGCCGATCCTCTTCCGATCGTAGACAGTCAGTTTCAAAGCCCCGAAGGGAATCAACCTATCGGATTACCAGTTTCTGAGGACGGGTCCAGTGGCGGAGTGGAAGAATCGCCAGTTACGCGAGATGAAATCGAAGCGCGGTTCAAGCGGATCGAAGACCAACTCGGGTTGATGGCGTGGGATCTTCATAGAGATTACGTCGCTTAATTGGCCGAACGGCCATCGATACCGACCGAACATGCTTAGGGACAGAGTCCCGGAGGCCGATTCCGGGGCTCCTAAGGGGGAAAGACAATGAAATGGTTTAAGCAATTATTGTGCAAGCACCAATATAGCGATCCTAAGTCGGTCTTATATGATTCCGGAATGGCGAAGTATTGGTATAAAACGTGCAAAAAATGTGGTCGTGATAAGGTGTGTGATTGGTTGTGAAACCATATACATGGAGTCCAGACCAAACGCTGGAGGAACAGAAGAACGGAGCATACTGGGAACGGAACATGCTCGCCCTGCACTGTGCAATCATAGCCAACGAATCATGGGCAGACGATCCACGCCGAATTGATTGCGGATGGTACATGCACGGTGAATGGGAAGGCTGGAGCCGCGTCATATCGCTTTATAACGGGCAAGTCACTTTCCACATACCGGATGATTTCGACATAGGGAACTTGCGGGAAATCGAACCGAACTGGGACGGACACACGACGGATCAGAAATGGCTAAAAGTCATGAAGTGGTGCGGAATTTTAGGGGATAGCGAGGTGAAACCACATGAACCTAGAATGGGATGACCGAGATACACCATGCACAATAGAGGCATATCGGAGATCCCGCAAGCGACTGACCGAAGGGACGTACAGCGAGTCGGAATTACCGCATGTGAACGCTATGATACGGGATATCGATTACATCCTCGAGTGGATGGAAACCGGTAGGAGGCCGGGGAACAAACGGGGCGTGGAGCGATTGGCGGCGTATCAACGGGAGATACCTGTCGACATCATGGAACGATACGCAGCTCCACCGGCTCACCTGACCGTGCAAACGAACGATAGTCTCGAGTGGGAATACCGGAAGATGGAATACATTCTAAGTCTTCTAACGGACCGTGAACGGCAATGCTACGAGATGAACATCGGCGGCATGTACAGCGAACGAGAGATTGCCCAAATGATCGGAATCGCCCAACCTACGGTGCATGAGAACCTGAAACGGGCCCAAAACAAAATCAAGCAGTACAAGTCGCGTCCGATGCCTTTGCTTCTTGAGATCGTCGTATAAAAAGAACCCGCCTGGCTTAATCGCTGGCGGGTATTTCAATCAACCAAACTCCATGAACATTCTTCGCCTTAAGCTTACCGGATTCGCACATACGCTGGACCGTACGGATATGCAAACCGTGGTCGATTGCATACCCTTTGACGGTAGTCACGCGGTCCAGCGGGCTCACTTTCCCACCTCAACAATTTCCTGTACCCAAGCTCCTTTGATGCGGATTTCGTCATCATCAACGTACCGATCGCGTTCGATATCCCATCCTGCGAACAAAATCGTTTGACCGCCGTCACCATACCCCATTGTCGCGAATTTCTTAACTACTTCCGCGATCCGTTCGGCCAACTCCTCGGCAGACTCGACGTCGGTGTCGATACGAACTCCGCAAGTACCTCCAGCCGTTTCTTTAGTTGTGAAGTATGTAGAGCAGTCATTTTCGAGGTCCCAATCGTAGCTTTCGCGGCATTCGTCTTCGACTTCATATTCCTCGTCTTTCCGAGTTGCACGAATACCAAGGTGCCACTTATTAGCCAAAACTTCTTTCGCGGTGTCCAAGTATTTCATTTGAATCGCCTCCGGTTGTCGTATGTACGACTTGATGAACTCAATATAACAAGTCGCATGTGCGACAGTCAATGGGGTTTTAAAAGTTTTTTCTTCGTCCCGACCGAATAATCCCAGTGAAACGGGGGCCGAGCCAAGAATACCCTATCGTTTGCCACCAATAAGTGAATAAGAAAACGCGTTTCTTATAACCTAATGTTATAAGAGAGAGTAAAATTATGAAATGCGCATTTTGCGGGAGTGACACAGACGAACGATACAACCAACGCAACATCACGGTATTCGCCCATTTCTGGTGCCTCGAAGATCGCATGCGAGATATGGACACAACAGACTGGACGAAATGCTTAGAATACGAGGATTGGATACGCGATGAAGGCAAAAGAGAAAAGGCGTAAAGCCAACATGCAAGCAGCACTATCAAAGCTGCAACAACGGATAGACCGGGGAGAGGTAGACAACCCGGAGGAACGGATAGAGCAGATCAAACGGGCGTTTGGGGAAGTTATAAAAATTGAACAGCAGAATAGTTCATTAAAATTGGATTGAAATACCGCATAATACCGAGTATGTAGCAAGATAGTTCATAAAGGGTGGTGAAAGGATATGGCATTGACGGATAAGCAGCTCAATTTCATAAATGAGTACATCAAGGACATGAACGCGAGCGCGGCTTACCTTCGTGCCGGGTACAATTGTTCAGAAGAAGCCGCAAGACGGGCTGCTTCCCGTTTGTTGACAAATGTTGACGTTCAGGACGAAATAAAGCGGAGAACGGACAAAATTGCACAGGATTCGGACATTTCGGTGCAATGGGTGTTGACATCGTTCAAGGAAATAGCCGAAAGGTGCATGCAAGCCGTAGAGGTGACGGATAGAGAAGGTAACTCAACAGGGGAATACCGATTCGATTCCAGTGGAGCGAACAAAGCTTTGGAGAACATTGGAAAGTACCTTGGTATGTTCACGGATAAAGTCAAAATGGATATGAGTGGAACGATGCATAGCACCATGCAGGACGTAACCGGGCTATCCCCGGAAGAACGGAGGGCGAGGATAGATGAGCTTAACCGCCGCCGAGGAAATGGAACTCATAGCGCTGCTGGAGGTTGAGGAGAAGCACCAGGCTAAAACCGATTATTACAGTTATGTGCAATACACGCACAAACTGATATACCAATATACGCGGCATGGCGAGTTCATCTGCAATGTGCTTAATGAGGCTGTGAAGCAACGTAAACGGATGAAGGCTGGAGAAATACCGGTACAAACTCAATATTTTATGTTCAGTGTACCGGCACAACATGGCAAGTCGATGCACATCACCGAGACATTTCCGAGTTTCTTTCTCGGTCACTTCCCGCAAGAGGGCGTAATCGAGATTAGCTATAACTCCGACTTTGCTTCCAAGTTCGGTGGGCGCAATAAGGACAAGGTGAAAGAGTATGGTATGGAACTGTTCGGGATCAATGTAGCAAGTGACAAGGCCAGCAGCGACGAATGGGATATCGTAGACAAGGATGGAAAGAAGACGCGCGGAGGCATGATTTCACGCGGTATCATGTCGGGTATAACCGGTTCTTCGCTCGGCGATTGTATCATCATTGACGATCCGATCAAGAACGCAGAGGAAGCCAATTCTGAAACTATGCGGAAAAAGCAATGGGAAGAATGGCGAGATTCCATTCGCCGGCGTATTCACCCCGGTGCTATCGTGATATTGATCAACACGCGCTGGCATGAGGATGATCTATGGGGAAGGCTGCTTAATCCTGAGTACGCCAAGCCGTTCCCGTGGCAAGTATATAACCTACCGTTGGAGTGCGATCAGACGCATATCGACAAAGAAGGAAATCCACTGAACCGGAAGCTGGGAGAACCATTATGGCCAGAGCGATACGGGTATGAACACATCGCGGAGGCGAAAGGCTATCCCAGCTCATTCAATGCAATGGACCAAGGTAGGCCGACAGCTGAGGAAGGCAACATCATCAAAAAGCATTGGTGGCGTTGGGTTGACACCATACCGAAGCTCGAAACGAAGATTCTTTCCGTGGATGCGAGTTTCAAGGACACAGATGACAGCGCCAAGTGCTCCATTCAGGTATGGGGCAAGGAAGGCGGATATATTTATCAGGTGGACAACGATACGCGCCGTATGGACTTTGTAACGGCCATACAAGCCATTCGCAATATGCTCCATAAACATCAGGACATTCGTGCAAAATACGTCGAGGATAAGGCTAATGGATCAGCAATCATCAACGTCATGAATCGCAAGATTGGTGGATTCATACCGGTTAAAGCTGATGCAGGTACGGGGGGCAAGGAAGCCCGAGCCAAAGCGGTGACCCCTTGGATCGAATCGGGCAATACGTTCCTACCGAGAGGCACAGAATGGGCAAATGATTTCGTTGAGGAATGCGCATCGTTCCCGAAAGGGACATATGCCGACCAAGTGGACGCGATGAGCCAAGGAATGCAGAAGATCATAGACATGATCGGCAGCGCAATGCCATGGAGTGCCACGCCTGAAGATCGACCCAACAAATCGGAACTGGATAGCGAATTTGACGACTTCGCCAATATAAGCGCAGGAAGCGCATGGAGTTGAGGCAATGAGCGTAACTGAATTAGCAACATTATCACTCGTCGTTTGCGGGTTATTCCTCATGGCGTTTATCGTGCAGACATACGAACGCCGTGCATTACAACGCACCATAGACCGCCAGAACGACACGATACAGCGCCTAATCAACCGTGAGCCTGTGACGTATGCGGAGGTAGGAACGAATCCAAGCAAACCGGTACGTGAGCGTTACGCAGCTTGGGGCGCACAGATGGTCAATCTGGACGAAGACGAAAGTCGCTCATAATGGGCGTCTTTTTTATTTCACAATGGGGGTGACATATGGCTAAGCTACTCGATAAAACCGCCGAGATATTCGGTGCCGTCGCCGGGATATTCAACAACACGGAACCGAAACAGGAAGTTACGGACGAGGACATAAACACCGAAGATGAACAAAAACTTCTGCTGATGGTCGATTATGACTACCAGATATTCAAGGAAAAGCGCTCGGGCATAGAGGACGTATGGCGTAAGGAACAGCAGATGTGGAAAGGCGATCAGTGGAGAGATTTGAGACCGCCTGATACTGGACCCTACCCTGAGCGCATGGAATACGTTGGGAACTACGCTGGAAGTCAGATCGAATCTATCGTATCGCGCCTTACCGGTTGGATGCCGGAACCGACTTTCGAAGCGACAGAGCCGGGAGACGAGCAGAATGCAGCTCTCCTTAACGTGTTCATCCCGTATGAACTCAACTGCATCAAGTTCAAGCAAAAGCACCTACGCGCGGTGCGTAGGATGGCGATACACGGGCCTTTGATATACGAGGTCATGCACGACCCTACCGTACAGGGTGGGCGCGGAATGAATCGTTGGACCGGACAAAACGATATCGTGCCGTTGAACTTCGGAAGCTTCTTCCCGGATCCGGCGATCAAGGATTTCATTTACCTCCAAAAAGGCCGGGCACATATCATCAATTACCTGATGACACTCGATTATGTACGGGAGCGCTGGCCGAAACAAGGCGCTAAGGTCATGCCAGATAATAGATCGAGCGAAACGGAAATTTTCGACCGTGACAGCATGACGATCGTTGGCACGACCATGAAAACCGAAGACAACCGTACAACCGTTAACGTGCTTCGCTATATGTACAAGGGCCAGCCGAAGTATATGAGCGACGACGACATCAAGAAGTTCAAGGAACGGGCAGCAGAAAAACTTTCGGAAGGTAAAGACCCGACCGAGGATATCGCCAAATCGCAGGGTAAGGCCAAGGGAATTCATTTCATCTACGTCACGACCAACGGCGTGTTTCTCGAACACGTCTCTTACGTATACGATCACGGTCAATACCCGATCGTGGCACGGACGCTGTTCCCCGAGGAAGACAATCCATGGGGGAAAGGCTACATGCGCGACCTGATGGCCCCTCAGACAATGTACAATCGGTTCTGCGAACTTGCCATTGAGGTTACGAGTAAGATGGGTAATTCGGCCATTGTGTACGGCATGGGTTCGGGTATAACAGACCCTCTTAAAAAGATATGGCAAATGATGCGGGGTAAAGCCGGGGGCATGTTACCCGTACAAGGCGACGTTAACCAGGTCAAGGAGCTGCAAGGTGTACCACCAAATCCGGGCATATTCCAGTACATTCAGCACTTTCTCGAAATGATGCAGAAGATACCGGGGATGTTCGACTCTGCCAATGGTGCATCTAACCCGAATGTAACGAGTGGCCGTCAGTCCGAAGCACTAATCGCTGCAGCTCAGGGACGATTAAGCAGCGCGGCAGAATTGATCGAGGACGCTGTACAAGAGGTTATGGAGCAACTTATCGAGCTTGATGCGCAGTTCTACACAACCGAACGTATGGCGCGTATAACCGGGCAAGACGTTTCGTTCAGCCGGGACAGCATTACAAAAAGTGTTGAAGTTCCGTATGAAATAACGGCCATTGATCCCGAGACAGGACAAGAGGTTTCGGAATCCATAATGGTCCAAGAAGAATATGTCCCGAAATATGACGTCAAGGTGTCTATTGGGGTCGAGAAGCCGAAGGATCGGGAGTACTTTATCCAAACAGCGCAAATGCTGTTTCAGACCATTGATCCAACGACTCAAATGCCTATGATTGATGCTCGAGCGCTAAAATATGCTGTCGAAAACGGCAGGCTTGAGCCAATGTCAGTAATTGAGGAACGGATGCAAGTCGAGCAGCAAGTCATGCAACAGTTGCAACAGTTACAACTTGAAAACCAAGCATTACAAGAGCAAATTGGAATGGCTCAACAACAATTGGGCGAATTGCAACAAAATGATATGCAAGCCCAAACTGAGCAACAACGCATGATGATGGATCAGGATAAGGAGCATTTCAACCGCGCTGTGCAGATAAAAAAGCTTGAATTAGACGAGCGAAAACTAGAGAAAGTGGGGGCGGTAAGGTGAATAAAATGGTATAATATAGTGAAGGGGCTAGGGTAGCTACCGAACAAGAGAATCCCACTCTCTGCCCCTACTTTATTGGGATACTACTCGGGAGGTAGTGTAATGAAAAATGAATATGAAGTTAGTGGGGAAGTTGTGGTAATTTTCCTAAATCGAAGAGACGGTACGATCTTGGAAACACAAATCGAGACGACTGACCTTGCTAAAATGCTAGAATACGAGGGGAAATGGACGCCTTGGTGGAATAAGTGTACGAAATCCTATTACGTTCAAGGACATTTACGGTTGGGCGTAAACAAAAAGACCAAGATTTATTTGCACCGATACCTAACCGATGCACCAAAAGGCCAATTTGTTGATCATGAGAACAACGACACTTTAGACAACCGACGCAGTAATCTTCGTTTCGTCACTAATGCGGAGAACCAACAAAACCGGAAGTCTACGCCATCAGACAATAAAAGTGGTGTGTTGGGTGTGAGTTGGAATCGAAATAAAAACAAGTGGCAGTGTCATATAAAGGCAAACGGTAAAAATATGTATCTTGGACTTTACGATGATTTGGAAGTTGCCAAACGAGTAGTCGAAGATGCACGTAAGCGTCATATGCCATATTCCAAAGAAGCACTCGCTAATTAGTGGGTGTTTTTATTTTAGGGCGTTCCCAGCCGTGGGGCGCCCTTTTGATTTGCCCATTTCTAGCGCCAGCCATAGCGCATTCGATAAGGAGAGATTTACATGAGCGAAGAACAAGCCAGCCATAGCTTGGAAACGCCGGTAGAAATTGAAAGAGACGCGGATACTGAAGCGTTGTTCGAAAGCTTCGGTCTGCCAATGCAAATAACGGAAAAGAAAGATATCGACTTTCCTGTCATGCCTGAATCCGAAGATCCTGCCATAGATCAGACGGATGAAGAGCAAGAAGAAGTTGAACAAAAGCCGACAGATACGCGGAAATACAAAGTGAAATTCAATAAGGAAGAAGTCGAAGTCGACGAATCCCAAGTTCCCGAGTTGCTGGAAAAGGGGATGGCGCTCGACAAGACGAGGGCAAAGCTCACCGAGCAGCAAAAGGCGCTAGACGAGGTCGCACAAATGCAGGGGTACAAGGACCACGCAGACCTCATTGCGAACCTCCCGAAATTGCGTGAACAGCGCGAGCAACAAGAGAAGGATCGCTTGCAAAAACAGGCCGACGAGTTCGATGCACTGAAGGATCAGGTCGTCCAAGACCTCGTTGACGCCGGTGTAGACGAGCAGAAGGCCAAGGAATACGCGGAGAACAACCCTTTAGTGCGACACGCTAAAATGGCCTTACAAGAGCTTGAAAGTAAGCAACAACAAAGCCGTGTCGAGGCTGAATCCAAAGTGATGCAGCAGAAATGGGAAGCATTGTTTGCGGCTTACCCGGAATTGGTTGATACGGTCCAAGGCGACTCACCCCCGGATTGGCTAACACCGGAAATGGACCGGCGGTTGAAGCAAAATTATGACCCGATCGACGCTTACAAGTTGGCACATGCTGATAAGCTTCAGGGTCAGGCAAAGAAAGCAGCAGAACAAAAGGTCATCAAGGAGCAACACCTTGGTTTGAGAGGTCATATCAACGAACAAACGGCTACTCCACCCAATGAAGAATCGCTAACTCCCACACAAATGACACTTGCGGAGGAATTTGGCGTTGACATGAAGGGAGTTCAGCGGCAAAAACAACTACTTAAAAGCAGGAGGTAAAAACATATGGCATTCGTTTGGCATCAAAATAGCGATTCGAGACAGCCGAAGGTGATTAGCAATATCCCTTTCACGGCTTCGACTACCTTCACATATGGTCAGGCTCTGATTGTCTCCAGTTCGACCGGTAAATGGGTTACAGCTGCGGCAGGAGGGCCGATTGGGGGCATTTACAACGGCCCCACGGTAACGACACCGGCAAGCCCGGACCAATACCCTGACGTTATCGAGGCGCGTCCTGGTGACGAATTCATCGCGGATTATGTAGGCACTCCGGATGCGACGTTTCTCCCCGGTCAAGCAGCAGCTGACATTTCGTCCGGCGGTTTGACGCTGAATGCTGCCGATGTAACGGGCGGCCCTTGCACCATTCTTTCGATCAATACTGCAAAAGCACAGGCGGTTGTACGCGTTAAAAACCGTCAGTTCAGCTAAGGGAGGCGATTAGATCATGACCATTATGACAGGTACGTTTAAATCGATGAAGGAAGTCAACACGATCTATGAGCCGATCGTGCGGGAAGTATATACGCAAACGGTAAGCCAGCAAATCGACTACATTCCGTTGCTTTGCGACGTGGGCAAGACATCGAAAGAACGCGAGCATTATGAGGGCGTAGGAGCCCGTGGAATGATGAAAAAATGG